TTTGAAAAGTTTTGTTCACAAAAAAAACCCCATCAAATGATGAGGCTATGTTGCTATCTGAACTATTTTTTTATCAGGCGGAAATGCTTCCGCTCAGTTTAAGAATCTAGATATTTACCATACAAGTTACTGGATAACCTTCTTTGTAGTGACTTGTATCTAACTGAAAAGTATATCCATACTGATGGCTTGAGATTGAAGTTTTTGAACCTTGATTTAACTGGTTTTCAAGGTCATAAAGAACAGCAGGAACTCGGTTGTCAATATTTCCAAAAATCTTTTGACAGTCTTTTGCTGCCACAGTCTTTGACTGTTCAAAAGATTCTTTATTAAAAACTTCAACAACTAGACCTTTCCAACTTTCAGTGTTTGGTTCTTTGATAATTTTAATGCTGTACCAATTATTATTTGGCACAAATTTAGTATCTGCTTTGACATCATTTGGTAAGAATTTTACTTCACCACCATCGTTTAAATGACTGAGTTGGTAGGCTGGATAAATACTTTTAACCACATTGGCAAATTGAGAAACACTCAACTTTGCAGCAGGATCAGACTCACTATAGTTTTGTTTCACATAAGGAGTTTCTGACTGTGGTTGTTTTTGTGTAGAGCAACCAGCCAATAATAATAACCCAACAATACTAATTAACTTTTTCATATCAATAAAAAGTCCCGCGACTTGGTGGTATCCATCTGCCAATAATTTCAATATCTGTTGATTCATTTAAATCAAGTTTCATTGGTAGATATTTTTCATTATCTGACAACAATAACAATTCATTAAACTGCCGTTGCACACGTTTAACCCAGAAATTCTCTTGATTTCTCACAACATAAATAAAGCCATCGGTTAGCTCTTTATCCAGTGTATTAACTAATAAAGGCTCTTTGTCATGAATAGTCGGTTCCATCGAATCGCCCTTTGCATAGACGATAGCTAAATCTTTAGCATACAAACCATGTCTTGATAGCCAGTCTTTCCGAAATGCTAAACGACTAACAGGTTCAGTTGTACCAAAACAAGCCGTACCGTCACCAGCTGAAACAGCCACATCGTAAACATTTACTAAAGCAAATTCTCCACAAAATAATTCATCAGATTTACTTGTTTCTTCAACATTCCTATCACCCAAAAGAACATAAGTAATATCAAAACCATGCTGAGCACAGAGAATCAGCTTATCACTAGGAATTGATGCTCCATTTTCCCATCTCTTAACAGTGGATTCACTTACTTCAATTAAATTTCCTAACCCTTCTTGGCTCAGGTTTAACCTCTTTCGCTCGGATTTAAACCGATCAGAAACAAAATTGTGCATAAAAAGGCCTTAAATAAGTTGAAATAGGGTTATATATGAACTAATATCAGGTCAATAGGGTGCATATATGCACTATATTTACCTTGTAAGGAGATCGTAAATGACATCTAATTCAGAAGCACTCACACCTGAGCAGGTCAAAAAGAACCTTCGTGCTCAAGGCAAAACCCTTAAACAAGTTGCTCTAGAAAACAATCTCGAACCTAGCGACGTTTACAAAGTGATGAACGGATCACGTAAAGGTCTTTATGGCAAAGGTCATGAGATTGCTGTGTTACTTGGACTAAAAGCAAAACCAGAGACTGTGTCATAGATTAACTGCTTTTTATCCCTTTTTTAACCCCTTTTTGTACGAAATCAGGAAAAAAGTAGCATGAATGACCATATCCCTCTGATTAGTAAGCTCATATTTGCACTGTCAATCTTTGCTTTTGCAGGTTGGTTCTTTGCTGAGCAAGACAACAAGATTCTTCGTCAAGAACTTGTTTCCCTTAAATACAACATGACTGGTGATCGCAATGACTTCACCAAATAAATCAGCAGCAAAAGTTTTGAGTGTCTTGTTCGCATTACGCGGCCACTACATTGCTGGCGTTAGCAATAAGCAACTTTCTGAAAGCTTGAATGAAACACCTGTGTTTATCACTCGTGCACTACAAACGCTTGAAGCAAACGGCTGGGCAGAAAAACGTGACAACGGCAACTATGCACCAAGCATGAAAGCAGTTCGGTTTGGTGTGGCATGCAAAGAAGAATGCGAACGCGTTCAAGCTCGTATTGATGAATACAAGCAACGTCTAAATACACAGTTTTAATAAGGGTTCGTTATGAGCAATGAAGTAATCACTGAAGTTGAAATTCAAAATCACACAAAGGCGGTTGCAGGTTTGGCAACACAACTTGGTTATGAAGGTGCCTTAACTGTAGGCGCATTGGAAGATGAAATTCGCTTTTTCCAACAACGCACTGTTGAAGCTGTTATGGAGCTTGGTAAACGCTTATTAATTTTAAAAGAAATCACCCCACATGGTGAATTTAATAAGCGTGTTGAGATGTTGAATTTCACTCCACGCATGGCACAAAAATTTATGTCTGCGGTGTTGAAGTTCTCAAAAACGAATTCGAGTTCGCTTTTGCAGAAAGCTGGAAATCAAACAAAATTGCTTGAACTTGTGACATTGGATGACGACGAAATACAAGTCATTGAACAAGGTGGAAGCATTGGAGAGCTTTCATTAGATAGCATTGAAACCATGTCGGCACGCGAATTAAAAGATGAACTTCGCAAAATTAAAGCTGACAAGGAAGCTGTTGACTTACTTCTCCAGAAGAAAGACCAAAAGATTAATGATCTAGACGCAAAGCTCACAAAGTTACAGAGTCCAGTTCAAATCAAAAAACGTGCTGAATCTGAAGAGCAACTCATTGCTGCGAAAGCCTTAGAAGAAGCAACCAGCGCTTGCCTCACCATGCACAACGATACTGTACGTTTTAAAAATACAGTCAACTCAGTTTTAGACACCATCAACGAACATGGCCTTTACAACATCCAAGAGCAATTAGAAGCCCTTGTTATCAGTGCATTTCAACAGATTGCACAAACTAGTGTTGAGTTCGGAATTCAAATTGATTTTGAAACGATGGTAAACCCAGCATGGTTACCTGCTGACGAAAACACTGCTGCATTTACTGCAACAGACGTGGAGCAGTAATCATGACAAATCCAAACTTAGCAAAACAAGACTATTTGCGCGAAATTGCAGCCAAACTTGCAGCTGCCGAGTTTGGTGGGAAAGCTGCGATTGTTAAAACTGCTTGTGACTTTTTAAGCCTTAGCAAACCACAACTTTACCGTGAACTTGAAAAAGTAGGTTTTAAATCTGAACGCAAACAACGCTCTGACAAAGGCAAAACAGTAGTACCAACTGAAGTAGCTGAAATGATTGGTGGCATGGTGCATGTGGCAACACGTGCCAATGGCAAAAAAACTTTACCAGTAACAACAGCTCTTGAAATGCTAATTGCAGATGGTAAAGCGCCGAAAGTATCAGCAGCAACTGTTTCACGCATTATGAAACAAAACATGTGCCATCCAAAACAGTTAGCAACACCATCGGCACATACACAGCAAAAATCGCTACACCCGAACCATGTTTGGCAAGTCGATGCATCTGTCTGTGTTTTGTTCTACCTCCCGCGAGGTGGTATGCAAGTCATGGATGAGAAAAAGTTCTACAAGAACAAACCTGCCAATGTGAAGAAAATCGAAAATGATCGTGTGATTCGCTATGTCATGACTGACCACTATTCAGGCTCAATTTATGTTGAGTACGTGTACGGAAGTGAAAGCTCTGAAAACTTAATTGAGATTTTCTTAAACGCTATTCAAAAACGCTCAGCTCAAGAACCTATGCACGGTGTTCCAAACATCCTTTACACAGATAAAGGTTGTGCCAACACCAGCGGATTGTTCAGGAACTTACTTGAACGCCTAGATGTAATGTTTATGGCCCATGCAACTGGTAATTCACAAGCAAAAGGTCAAGTTGAAAACGCTCAAAATATTGTTGAAACACAGTTTGAAGGCCGTCTGCGTTTCATGCAGATCAACAACATCGAAGAGCTAAATGCGAGAGCAGCTGATTGGCGCATGTACTGGAATGAAACCAAAATTCATAGCCGTACTAAGCGTAGCCGCAATGCTGTTTGGCAAACCATTAAGCCTGAACAATTACGCATTGCTCCGCCCATGGAATTATGCCGAGAGCTTATCAGCACAGTGCCAGTTGAAAAAACAGTTAAAGCAAATCTTACGGTTAGTCATGCAATTCAAGGCTATGGCTCACAAGACTATGACGTTCGCCATGTGGATGGGGTTTATCCAAAAGCCAAGTTGCAGATTGTAGTGAATCCATACCGTGCGCCATGCATCGATGTATTAACCAAAGATCAACACGGCAATGAAGTCATTTTCACATGTGAACCACTTCAGGTTGACTGGGTCGGTTTTGGGAATGATGCAGCTGTAATCGGTGAAGAAATCAAAGCAATGCCACAAAGCGCGATTGACGAAAACCGCAAACGCATTCTCAAGAACGCTTATGGTGCTGACACGCTGGAACAAGTTGACAAAGCAATTGCCAAGAAGAAGCCAGCCTATGAAGGCCAGCTCAATGCTATGGCAGACGTTACAGCGGTTGAAGTTCCGACTTACATCAAACGTGCTGGTGAGCAAGTCACAACACCAAAACAACGTCGTGAATCTGCACCTATTTCAACAGTAGAAGCAGCAAAAGAAATCAGAGGCTTAATCGGTGACCTGTGGACCACAGATCACTACAAAGCTCTCAAAAAATCTTATCCAGATGGTTTAGTCCCTGCCGATGCAGTGCGTGAAATTGCCGAAGCAATCAAGGCTGAACAAGAACTTCCACAACAACGACCACAACTTCGCGTTGTCGGTTAAGGAGCAACCATGAAACAAAAAGACTGCTCGACAAAACTCAAGGATCTAATTTTAGACAACGGAATTATACAAGCTGATTTAGCTCGATACGTACAGCTAAGCGCGTCATCGATCAACATCATCATCAACTGCCTGAGATGGCCGAAGAAGAATACTGAGTTTGTGAAAGCCCGTTTTAAAGAGTTCTTGATCAACGCAAAGATTAGCGAGTCAGAAATTGATGACGCATTCAACGAAATGTTTGATGCACCACCACAAAAAACACTTCTCGAACGACTTGGCTCAGAAGCAGCAAGTGAAAGAGAACTAGACCATGTGTATCGCGCCTTAGTAGCACGACATGGAAACAAACAAATTAATGAACTTTTAAATGAGGACGAACAAGCCATGTTGCTCGCAAAACAGTCGTTGACTCCACAAGCTAAAAAACTGTTTGGCTTGTTTGACAACCCTTTTACAAATGAAGTTCGTGCAGTTGAAGAACTGTTTTTGAACAGCGATATCAACTATGTGCGCCAAGCGCTATATCAAACCGCAAAACATGGTGGATTCATTGCAATTTCTGGTGAGTCGGGTTCAGGTAAATCGACTTTACGACGCGACCTTTTAGACCGTATTCGTCGTGAAAAATTACCAATTTTGATTATCGAACCATACGTAATTGCAACTGAAGATAATGACATTAAAGGTAAGACACTTAAATCAAGCCATATTGCTGAAGCAATTATTAATACAGTGAGTGCTGGTCAAGAAAAACCACGCATATCTGCCGAGGGTCGTTTTCGTCAAGTCCATACGATTTTAAAAAACTCAAGCGAAGCTGGTTATAGCCATTTATTAGTGATCGAAGAAGCTCATAGCTTGCCAATTGCCACTTTAAAACAATTAAAGCGTTTCTTTGAATTAGAAGACGGCTACAAAAAACTAATTGGGATTGTATTAATTGGTCAGCCAGAACTCGCAAACAAATTAAGTGAGCGTAACCCCGCAGTTCGTGAAGTTGTACAGCGCTGTGAGAGCGTGACACTAGAGCCTTTAACAAACACTTCATTAGTTGAGTACTTACAACACCGAGTGAAAAGCATCGATAAAAAGCTGGAGTCGATCATCACTGAGGATGGCATTCAAGCAATTGTTGACCGCCTAACTCATATCAATAGCGCTGGCAAAACCACACGCTCACTTTTATATCCACTTGCCATTGGCAACTTAATTACCAGCTCAATGAACCTTGCTGCCGAGATTGGCGAGGACGTTATCACCCGCGACATCGTGATGGGGGTTTAGGCATGAAATTTAATTTAAGAAATTTATTGATTATTAACTTTTGGGTTTGGATTTTTGGAATCGCTTTAGTGATGGCGGTTATTGGAGGTTGCAATGGATAAGGAATACGTCATTGGCATGATTTGCATCACGTTCATGGTCGTTGCGTGCGCTGGTTTTGACGCATTAAGCAAAATTTTCGGAGGTTGAGATGGCTGATTTTGCAGACGTAGCAAGCACTTTGTCTGAACAGGATTTGGACCATGCACTTGCCAATATTAAACACTTTGACCAAGTCAGCAACTATGAATGTGAAGACTGTGGTGCAGAAATTCCAGAACGTCGTCGCGCGCTGGGCAACGTAAAACTTTGCATTGATTGTCAGACAGCAGTTGAAAGCAAATCTAAGCATTTCCGAGGTGGTCTATGAACACTAATCAGAAACGCGCTCAATTTGCCAAGGATATCGACAAATTAGTTAGTGGCGATTATGTGCTTGTGCCTAAACAGCCAACAAAAGAAATGGAACAAGCTGGTATCGAAGCTGGTGCTGGTTTTTTAGCAAAGGCTGTTTATCAGGCAATGGTTAATTCTGCTCAAGGAGTGAAAGCAAATGGGTGAAGCAAAACGTCGAGGCACACAGGAAGAGCGCACGGCTCAGGCAATTGCTCGTAATGAAGCAAGCAAGGCTGAAGCTGAAAAGGCTTTCATTGCAAAACAGCAAAAGCATCGCTCTAGAGGTAAAGCAATTGGCCTTGGACGTTTGCCTTTTGGTTTAGCAATCGCATTGGCGGCACTGGGGACAAGTGCAATTGAGGTTGGTAAAAATGAAAACTAGATGCCCAGCTTGTGGAGCAACTTGCAGTCTAGATGCTTTGCTTGGTCATAGCGATGCAAGTCAGGCATTCGTTGCTTCCCTCAATATGAATGGTGACTTGGCAAAACCATTAATCAAGTATTTGGCAATGTTTAGATCAGAGAACCGTGACCTGACATTTGAGCGTACTGCCAAGTTATTAAATGAAATTACTCCAGACATTCTTGCAAAACAGATCAGTCGTAACCGTGTGAATTTTCCAGCACCCCAAGCTGCTTGGATCTGGGCAATCAACACAATGCTTGAGCGTCGTGACCAAGGCAAATTGCAACTGCCTTTAAAAAACCACGGCTATTTGTATGAAGTGATCAGCTCGTTCAAGCCAGAAAATGCACCAGTACCAACCGAGCGCCGAGCTGCTGCACCACAAGCAAAAACAGAAGCCGAGCGTGCAGCAGAACAAGCTGAACATGAACGCCAAAAAAATGCCCGTCCTAACTACAGCTTTAAAGAAATGATGGGCTTTACCCAATTGAATGAGAAGCAGCCTGAGCGCGGGCTGAAGAACATTCCCAAAGAACAATTGATGGCACATGTCGCTCAGCACAAGCAGCCAGATGAAACTTTAGAACAGTGTTACCAACGCCTCAAGGCTGCGGAAATTGAATCAGAACAAGGAGCAACACATGAATAAGCCTATTCCAGAAGGTTATTGGGAAAACGCTTCAGGTGCATTTGTACCAGAAGCCAATGTCAAAGAAATTGACAAATTGCGTGATCAAACAGTTCGCAAACTTCATGAGAAAGCAAAAGAAATCCATGAACTTTTAAAAGAATTCAAAATCGAAGGCTTTGCTGATATTGCCAGCTTTATCCAAATTTCTACCGATCAATACGGTGCAAAAGTTGGTGGCAATAAAGGCAACGTAACGCTCATGACCTATGACGGACGTTTGAAAATCCAACGCAATATCGCGGAAAACATCAGCTTTGATGAGCGTCTGCAAGCTGCCAAACAGCTTATTGACGAATGCCTTGAAGAGTGGACTGAAGGCAGCCGTGACGAAATCAAAGTCATCATTAATAACGCATTCCACGTGGACAAAAAGGGAGACATCAGCACAACCAAAGTACTTGGATTAAAACGCATTGAAATCAGCCACCCGAAATGGAAGCAAGCAATGCAAGCCATTTCAGACAGCATCAACATTATTGGCAGTAAAGCCTACTTACGTTTTTACACCCGCGATGACGCAACTGGTGGTTACTTACCGTTATCTCTAGACATCGCATCTATTTCTTAAAACAGGAACTTTTAAACATGAATAAATCTGACTTAATCGCAAACATCGCAATGGACGCTGAATTAACTAAATCACAGGCAGCAGCTGCACTACAAGCAGTAGAAGATGCAATCACTGCTGCTTTAGCTGAAGGCGGAAGTGTTTCTTGGATTGGCTTTGGAACTTTTACCGTAAAAGAACGCACTGCGCGTACTGGCCGTAACCCTAAAACGGGTGAAGAAATTCAAATTGCTGCGGCAAAAGTACCTTCATTTAAGGCAGGTAAAGCGCTTAAGGAGGCTGTTAAGTAATGGCAACAAAAGTAAATCACTTAGATGCTCTTGAAAAGAAAGGTCTAAGAGTGATTCGGAAGTTCAACCTTTGTGGTTATTTCGAGTACCACGTATTGGACAGTAACAATCAAAGAATTGCGCGGGACACCGTTCAACAACGTGCCATTGATATGGCTTTGAACACCCTAGCAGCATAAGCGAGAACCAAATGAAATTTAAAGTTGAAGTTTCAAATATTTATGTCAAAGAACATATTGTTGAGGCAGATGACCTTTCCCATGCTCTTGAAATTGCATCTGAAATTTCAGACACGATGGAAGCAAATCAGGAAACTTTTTTTGAAAGTACTTGGGAAGCTAAACCAGTTTCTAATGATGAAAAAGTTACATACGAACCAGAACAGAAATATTTGAAATAAGCGAAACACGGGCATCAGTGCCCGTGTCTGCTGGGTGTCGTGATCCAGTACTGATGAGCAACGGAGAAGAATATGGGTATTAAAAAACTAGTAACTATCACAGTTGAAGCTGAAATTGAGATTGAACTGCCAGAATGGGCTTCTAATCCCACAGCAAAAGATATTGAGGATATTAATTATTGTGGATTTGATGTCGAAAATTCAGATGACATTTATAAACATGCAGCACGCTTAGTTTTGATGGGTTATGCGGAATGTAATAACGATGTATTTGGGGTGCTTCACCAGTCTTGGAGAAAAGGCTCTATAGAAAATTCGGAAAATTTGTCCTTCTATGACTTAGAAGATTTATATGTTGAAGATTGTAAGGTTGAGGCTATTCCATGATTAAAGTTGAAGATTTAGAAAAATTACCCCCTGAAGTGGTGGAAAGTTTGGGAGAAGTATCATGAATGAAGTCATGAGTTGGGCAACAGTCCTTGCTTACTTTGCAGTCTTTTTAATGGGCCTTGCTTCATGTTTAAAAGAAGCAAAATTAGCTTGGACCACCAAAAATAATACTGGCTTAACAGTTTTTGAAAAACGGTCATATAAATTTAAAGCTGGTGCATCAATCACATTGGCTTTCCTAGCAATTATTGGTTTGTTTCAAGCATTCCAAGGTGCGGTGTGAAATGAAATTCACTAAGAAAACTAATCTGATTAAGCTAATCCATGTAGGCAAAACAAAGCTTAAATTAGATGATGAGCTTTACCGCGACATTCTTACCAGCACTACAGGTAAAACCAGTTCAAAAGATTTGAACTTAGCACAGCTAGAAGCTGTGCTGGATCGCCTCAAACAACTTGGCTTTGAAGTTGAATCAAAAAATAAATCAGGCGTTAAAAATTTAGCGAGTGACGCACAAAGTAAATTAATTCGTCATTTATGGTTGCAATTACATGCAGCTGGTCAAGTTAGAAACAAAGACGAAAAAGCTTTAGCAAAATTTGTAGAGAACAAAGTTGGCGTTAGCGCGTTGCAATTTATGAGCAGCCATCATGCGGACATGATCATTAATCACTTACGACAGTGGTGCAAACGTTGCAGCATTGAAAGAACAGAACAATAAGAAAGTAAAAACCCCAGTGCGCCAACACTGAGGTTTTAAATTCCCCCACCGACGAAAGCAAGAGGAGATAAATCATAAGACTGCTAAATCTTAACATGGGATAACAGCGGGAGCAATTATGGTTTATCGTCCTCACATCACTGATGCACAACAACTATTTTCTGATGAAGAACTCATTGCACTTATGCCAAAAAACTTTGCATTTGTGGCGAAGCTTATCGGCATAAAACCAGCTTTGAGCCTTATTGAGAGCTATGGCGGCATCTTAGTTTTTGTACCCCACAAGCACGCTCTAGGCATTCATCATGAGCTTTCACAGATTATCGGTTATTCAAAGCTACAGCTGCTCTCAGAGCATTTAGGGAATAACTCAATAGAAGTGCCTATGGCGACAACAATCACGATTGCCATGCGTAACAGAACGATTCGTGAAATGGCTGCAAAAAAAGAAAGTCGCTCGAAGATAGCCCGTAAATTTGGCGTGACAATCAGAACAATTCGTCATATCGTGAATGGTGAAGAAAAGCTTAAATTCAACTTAGACCAGAATCTGGATTTATTCGAATAAAAAGCGGACTCCAAAGCCCGCTTTTTCTATTTCACTGGATGAAAAATCTTTTCAAATCTCATCCCACTTAGTCCCATCTTATCCCACAAAATCCCACAATTATCTCATCACTCTTATATATTTATATTATTAGGTATCAATACAGTATACACAAATAAAAATAATTCTTATTATCGTTAATGAATTTAATTTTTATAATAGAAGAAATACGTAATCATTTTCTCAATATTTTAGTTTTTTATTATTCTGTTCTCTTTTCCCTTATACTTCTCTTTTTTGTGTCTTCCCTTAACTTATTATGGCGTCCCCGCAATCTACCCCTCAACACTATTCTCTCTTTTTAGCAATTTTCTCACTCGCTGTAGGTGGTTTTTGTATTGGAACCACTGAATTTGTCGCAATGGGCCTGATTCAGGAAATTGCAAATAATTTAAGTATTACAGTACCTGAAGCTGGCCATTTTATTAGTGCCTATGCATTAGGTGTAGTTATTGGTGCTCCTATCATCGCTATTCTTGG